TGGCGTCATGGGTCATTATGGTGGTTCTTGTGATGGTGTTGTGATTACACCTTGGTTTGAAAATCCCTTTCTACTTGAAATGAAAACTCATAATACAAAATCGTTTATTCACTATCTCGATAAAGGTCTAATTAAATCCAAGCCTCAACACTATGATCAAATGAGTTCCTACGGATATCATATGAATTTACAATATGGTATCTACTTCCCTGAAAACAAAAACGATGATGATATACAGGTAACAGTTTTAAAATTAGATTGGGAAAGAGCAAAAGATTTAGAAAGAAAAGCACAAGAAATTATAACAACAAAAGAACCTCCGCCTAGAATTAGTGACAATCCCTCATACTTTGAATGTAAATTTTGTGCTTTTTTGGATATATGTCATTATGAAAAACAACCTATAAAGAATTGTAGAAGCTGTAGAATGTCAACTCCAGTTGAAGGAGCTAACTGGCATTGTTCTAGATATGACCAAATAATCCCATCAGAGTTTATAATAAACGGTTGCGAAAATTATGCCCCTTTATAACTCAAGCATTGAAATAGACGAAATATTTTATTTTACAGGAAGGCCTTGTAATAAAGGACATGTTGCAAAAAGATATAAATCTACTAATCAATGTAAGGATTGTCAAAAAGAATATGGTTTCTTTAATAAGAGAAAATATCGATTAAATAGATATGGAATGACTGAAGTAGAATATTTTCAATTACTAATAAAGCAAGACTTTAAATGTGCCATATGTAAAGAAGTAGAGACTGCAATAGACGGAGCTACTAAAGAAACAAAAGTATTATCTGTGGATCATTGTCATAAAACAGAAAAAACTAGAGGATTGCTATGTACTAATTGCAATCAAGGAATAGGAAAATTTAAGGACGATCTGACAAAATTAAAAGCAGCAGTAGAATATTTAGAAAAATACACAATATGAGAACAGACGGAGAGCTTAACAGACACTATGAGAATAGGGTTAAACTAGAAAAGAAAATAGAAAAAATTATTGAAGAAACTTTATACGATCCTTCTATCATGGTTTATGATGCTTATACAGACGAAATGATCCCACAAGTTGAATACATACGTAGGCGAAAAGCGCGCGGAATTATTTAATGCAACTCCGTAGTTATCAGGAAGAAGGTTTACAAGCTCTATGGTCATATTTTATGAACCATAAAGGTAATCCCGTTCTAGCTTGGCCTTGCGGAACAGGTAAGAGCTTAGTACCTGCTGAATTTATACGACGCACTTTGCATTCATTTCCTAATGAAAAGTTTTTAGTTGTAACGCATGTTAAGGAATTAATCGCTCAAGACTATAGTAAAATGATTGAGATATGGCCAGAAGCACCTGTGGGCATATACTCAGCAGGACTTAAGCGAAAAGAAATTTTTAATCCAATCATCTTTGGCGGTATACAAAGCATGCATCGCCATCCTGATTACTTTGGATGGAGAGATTTATTATTTATCGATGAAGCTCACTTGGTAAGTCAAGATGAGGCTTCTATGTATTTAACTTTTATTGCTAAACTCCGCGCAGTTAATCCAAATTTAAAAGTTATCGGATTATCAGCAACTCCTTACCGAATGGGGCAGGGATATATAACAGATGGCGGATTGTTTACGGACATTGTTCATGATTTAACTAGCTTAGACAATTATAATAAGTTAATCCAAGATGGTTATATTTGCAAACACGTTGCGCCAAGTCGCTTAAGCGTTAGGCTAGACGTTTCAAATGTTGGAATGCAGAAGGGTGAATTTATTCAAAGCCAACTTCAGCATGAGGTTGATAAGGCTGAAATCACATGGAAGGCTTTGCAAGAAACTTGCTACTATGGTCAGAGTAGAAGGTCTTGGCTAATATTTGCAAGCGGTATTCAACATGCTGAACACATAGCAGAAATGCTAACTAAACTTGGAATTGATTGCGCGGCTGTTCACTCTAAAAAAGATGCAGATTATAATGACAAAGCTATTAAAGCGTTTAAGAATTATGAATTGCGCTCTATAGTAAATTATGGTAAGCTCACAACCGGATTTGATCATCCGGGCATCGATCTAATTGAAGATTTGCGTCCGACTTTGAGTATTCCTCTTCATGTTCAAAAGTTAGGACGTGGTGGAAGAATAGAATATCAAAAAGATAGTTGCTTAGTATTAGATCATGCTGGTAATGTACCTAATCTTGGCCCTATTAACGATCCTTGTATACCTCGCAAGAAAGGCGACAAGGGCGGCGAGTTGCCAATTAAGATTTGCGAAGCTTGTGGCGTTTATAATCATATCAAAGCTATCAAATGTGATGGTTGCGGAAAGCCATTTGAGTTTAAAGTTAAGATTGTTGAACGTGCTGGCACTGAGGAAGTTTTAAGACAAACTGAAGCACCAATCATTGAAACATTTGATGTTAATTATGTAACATATAGTAAGAAACAAAAAACTGATAAAACTGGAAAATCTAAAGCTCCATATATACAAGCGAATTATTTTAGTGGCATGAATATGTTTAAAGAGTTCATTTTCCCTGAGAACAAGGGATTTAGAAAACCGTTTGTTGATTGGTGGCGACAAAGGTCTATAGTAGAACCACCAGCGACAACAGAAGAATGCGTTAATCACATTAGTCAATTAAGAGCACCTAGAAAAATTAGAGTGCACGTAAATAGAATGGTAAATGGTAAAAATTATCCGGAGGTATTAAGTGTCGAATTTTAGAAAAATTACAATCTATCGCGATGATACCACTGTTCAAGTAGTTTATGAAAATGTTAAGCATTATTTCTTTACTGCTAATAATACAATCATGACAATTGCTCAAGTCACCAATAAGAAAACTGGTGCCCACAGATATATTCATTGGCCGCGAGAACGAATTTGTTGGTTTAAAGATGAAAAGGAATTTTAAACATGGGACCACTCTATACCTCAAAAACTGATAAATCCGAGTATAATCAATTTCAACATGAACATAAGCGAGCAAATCGAATAGCTAATGCGATCATTATAGGGATTGTATTAGTTATGTTTAGCTTAGCTTACTTACTGATTAGGTGATAAAATGACCCAATGGCCGCATGACGATACAGCATCTAAAATTAAGTTCTTTGGCAAACCCGGAACTAATCTAGTACAGATTACTCCACCGTTTCAGATGTATTATGACAAGCATCCTATTAAGGCGATCACTGTCAATAAGATGGTGGCAACATCATTGCTCAAGATATTTAATGATGTACTTGACCAATGCGGACATGATCAAAAGAAAGTTGACGCTACTGGATTGAGTAATTTTGGTGGCTGCTATAATGAGCGATCTATTCGAGGTTCAACTAACATCAGTAACCATAGTTTCGCTTGTGCAATCGATATTGATCCAGAAAATAATCCCTTGGGAGCTAAAGTTGGTAAAATGCCCACAATAGTCATCGATGCCTTTAAACGTGAAGGTTGGTTATGGGGAGGTGATTATAAAGGTAGGAAAGATTGGATGCATTTTGAGGCAGTTAGCCGATGACTGATGAAGAAATCCTAAAGAGATTTAAAAATTGGGCACAAGACAGGAGTTGCTTGCAATGCATGCATTGGGAAGAGACAAAAGAAATGTGTAAATTATTTAAGGAACGTCCGCCGGCAAAGGTTATTGTCAATGGGTGCCCACATCACGATTTTATTCCATTTTAGGGAAAAATAAAAATGAGACTTACACTTTGCGGTAGCGCTAGATTTGAAGGCATGTTTCATAAGTGGAATAAAGACCTTACATTAGCTGGCCATACTATTTATGCATTAGCTGTATATCCTTCATTTATGGATGGAGATAAAAATTGGTACAGCGAAGAACAAAAAACTTTACTTGATTTAGTGCACTTAGATAAAATTTTAAATTCAGATGGAATTGTTGTTATTGATGTTAATGAATATTATGGAGATAGCACAAGGCGAGAAATTACATGGGCTAGAATGCAAAATAAAAAAGTTTATTGGATTACAGAGTTTAGTAAAAATATGAACAAAAGTCTCAATCAGTTAGATACATGGGCAGGTTGTTTACTTTGAAACGTCCCAAAGCCCAAACCAACAATTCCGAGTTGCTTGCAACAGTCAAGCAACTATGCACTATATTAAAATCAGATGGTTTTGTTTGGGATACCCATATCCTTCTTCAGGATCATTGGGCTATTGCTCACAATCAGGTAATAGGCATTGGTGAAAAGATTAAAGAGGACTTCTTTGCATGTCCTAACGCTATCCTTTTGAAAGAGGCATTATCTAAGTGTGGGCAAAACCTCTCGATAACTCAACTTGAGCAAAAATTATCAATTAAATCTGATAAGTTCCGCGCCTTGGTTCCCTGCGTTCCCTCTGAGAATTTAACCCGGATAAAACCTGACGCCTCTGTAGCCTCATTAGACGACCGCCTGAAGGCTTCCCTTGAAATGGCTAGCATCCTACCTTATGACGAGAATAACTTACTGACGGCCTCCGTATTAGTTCACAATGGCTCTGTGACTACAACCGACCGCAAGGTGATCCTTCAAGGATGGCACGGTATAGATTTACCGCCTAATCTGGTGCTACCGAAAGCAATTATAGACCCTGTACTTAAAAATCCCAAGAAACTAGTTGGATTTGGCTATAGTTCGAACAGTTGTACGTTTCACTATGAAGATGAAAGTTGGCTTAAGTCACAATTCTATATTGAACAGTGGCCTGATATTGACAGAATACTAGATAAGAAGATTAATGCTTGGCCATTGCTAGAAGGTTTCTACACAGCAGTTAAATCGCTAGAGCCATTCTCAGATGATGGATTTGTATATTTTGACAATGGAATAATGCGATCACATCCAGACGAAGGCTTAGGCGCAAGCTATGAGATTTATGGATTGCCAAAAGGACCGGCTTTTTCAATTAAGCAATTGAAGATGATTGAGCCATATATTAAGACAGTTGATTTTTTAGTACCTCATGGTAATCATAAGATGATGATATTTATGGGGGATGGAGTTAGAGGTGGAATTGCAGGAAGGGTTTAAGAAAATGGAAGATAACGTTAAGCCAAGAATTATTACAATAGATTATACTAATTATAGAAATGAACGAAATTTTAGAAATATTTTACCAATGCAAATATTTTTTGGTAAAAATAATTTTCATGAAGGAAGCCAATGGTTTTTAGAAGCTATGGATTATGATAAAACTCCACCGCAAGTTAGACATTTTGCTTTAAAAGATATTCACAGTTGGAAATGACTAAACTAAACTCAGACGGTCACCTAGAAATAGGTAAAGGTGTTAACCTTAAGCCTTACGTTCCACGTCCTTTCCTACCTCGCACCTTCATGACCGAAAGCGAGATACTAGCTAATGCCGGCTCAGAATTAATATTAGACGCAGAGTCATTTCCTAATTACTTTATGACAGGATTTAAACATGTTGCTACAGGCAAGTATATTAAGCTTAATAGTGACTTCAATCCTCGCTTTCTTAGTTGGCTTTTGTTTTCGTATAAAACCATTGGATTTAACTCTATCAATTATGATATTCCTATTTTGTGGGCAAGTTTTACAAATCGTGACTCAAGCTTTCTTAAAACTATCTCTAATCAACTAATCCAAAGCGGAAAGCGCTCAGAAGAAATAGCCAAGGAATACGATTTTAAAATATTTAAGCTACCAGAGCGTCAGCATATAGATTTATTTAATGTATGCCCACTGAAAGGTAGCTTAAAGCTATATGCTGCTAGACTTCACTGCAAACGTATTCAAGACCTTCCTTATCCTGATACGAAGTATCTCAGCGAAGAAGAAAAAGAAATTGTTTGTGAGTACAATTACAATGACCTAGATAATACAGAATTGCTTTTCAAGTTCTGTAAGGAGCGTCTTCAGCTACGCGAGGCAATATCACTAGAATATCATGAAGACTTAATGAGCAAATCTGACGCTCAGATGGCAGAGATTGTCATCTCTAAGGAAGTTGGAAAGCTAAATGGAAAATGGATCAAAAGACCAGAGATAGAGCCGGGAACAATATTTAAATATAATTGCCCACAATTCTTATCATTCGTTACCCCTGTTATGAGGGATTTTCTAGAGGTTTGTAAAAAGGCTAGATTTGTTGTTGGAGATACAGGAAAGCTTATTGCTCCAGATGAAATCAAAACCAATTTAAAAATAGGTAATAATACTTATTCATTTGGTATCGGTGGACTTCACTCGAATGAAAAAGAAATTGCTTACAAGTCTAGTAATACTCATAAGCTTATTGATAGAGACGTTAGAAGCTATTACCCTGCTGCTATTATTAATTTGGGTTTGTATCCTATCGCAATGGGACCAAATTTTTTAAAAGTTTATACAGGTTTCAGAGATAGGAGAGTAGAAGCCAAGATAGCAAAAAGATTTACTGAAGATAAAGGATTAAAGATTTTCTTAAATGGTGTAAGCGGAAAGTTTAGCGATTGTTGGTCTAAAATGTTTTCGCCAAATCTCACAATGCAAATGAATTTGACTTGTCAATTGTCAATTTTGATGTTAGTTGAAGCATTGGAATGTAATTGCATTAAAGTGATCTCTGCTAATACAGACGGCATTGTAATTTATTGTGAAAGAAATATGGAATGGAGATTAAATCAAGTAATTAAAGTATGGGAAGAAAGAACTAAGTTTGAAACAGAGGATACAGAGTATAGTGCTTATTATGCACGAGATGTGAACAACTACTTTGCAGTGAAAATGGATGGCTCAATCAAAGTTAAAGGTACTTGGAGCGAAGTTGGCTCTCAATCTGGTACTCAGCTTGACAATAATCCTATTATGCTTATTTGCTCTGATGCTATTAAAGAATTACTTGCTAACGGAATACCCATCGAACGAACGATCCTCGATTGTAAAAATCTTGAAAGATTTGTTATAGTGAGACAAGCTAAAGCCCCCGGAGCACATAAAAATGGTGAATACCTTGGAAAAGTTGTTAGATGGTACTATGCAAAAGGTGAATTAGGAACTATCAACACTGTGTTAGCTAATTCAAAAGTGGCTGATAGTGAAGGAGGAAAACCGGTAATGGATATGCCGGATGAATTTCCTTCGGATGTGGACTATGATAAATATATTATATTGACAAAAGAAATCCTCTATGATATTAATTATTATCAACGTCAAAAACAGATTGAGTTCTTTTAATAGACAGGAACCGAAAATGTACTATCGAGACAAATGGGACACGCTAGCTGATGCTCTGATGTGTATTGTTGCCTTCGGCTGGGGGTCTCTCATCACCATTTGCATTCTTAGGTAGTTAAAGCAATGAGACACAAGTTTCAATTAGCGGAAGATGCCATCAAGTGCGCCGAAGAACGCACGGGTGAAAAATTCACTCTACTGCCGTGCCCGCACTGTGACCATCACGCAAACCTCTGCGACCCGGAGAAGGACCCAAATTCGTGGGGCGGTTATCGATGGGAGATCGTCTGCTCAAGCTCGCACTGCCGAGCGCGCGTCTGTATGGTGGCCGATGGTTGGTACGAGCAAACCGACCGCGAGCTAAATCCAACTCATGCGCATAACGGCTATAGCGACCGCGTGACCGATCTCCGCAGGATGTGGAATCGTCGCATTAATCAGCAGATAAAGGAACCGACATGAGCCAATTTTCAAAGGACTATTACGATCCTAATCATTCTGGTGGTCAAGAAGATCAATCGCCGAATGCGCGTCAATACACTTCCCTCAAGCAGATGCTTGAATTTACTAGAGATCAGCGCAATCAATGGGAAAAACGTGCTCTTGATGCTGAGGCCAAATTACGAGATGCGGGACTTATTCCTTAACATCACATTAAAGGATACCAAATGACAGATATGCAATTTATATTAATTATGTTTAATATTGCTCTATGGGGATGTATAAATTTAATAGCCAATAGCTTAAGGAATAAATAGCCATGACCAAAGTCGAAATCACTCGCTCAGGAATGATTACTCATATAGCTTATGATGAAGACGCCAAACGTCTAACGCTAACATTGGCTAAAGGTGGTACCTATCATTATAGCGATGTTCCAAAACATCAGTTTGATGCTATTCTAAATTCAGAGAGTGTGGGTAAGCACTATCACGCACACATAAAAGGAAAGTACGACCATGAAAAGTCTGATGATTAGGTCTATGCTTACTATTGGATTATTTTGTTTAGGTGTGATTAGCGCTTACCTAGTTGGAGACTATATCAGTCAGCACATTAGTATTTGGGATATTGTTAGATGAAATGGCATACCATTGACGAAAAGCCTCAGCCTTCGGGCAAACATGTTCTTGCAGCATGGAAAAATACTTGGAATACCGATTTTACTCGCGCTGAAATGTGCTGCTATAAAGGGGATTGGTGGTATCCCGTTCGTACTTGGAATAAGATAGAGCGAAATGATTTACCAACTCATTGGACTTATATTGATGAGCCAAATTAATATTTAGGATATTGTGAAGTAGAAGTAACTTTTAAATGATCTAAGTATTGACAAAATCTAATAAGTCCCCAAGGCAAAGTAAATCCTAAAGTAAATATTCTTAATAATTGCTCAATTAAATCTAGAGTTTGCTTTATTTCTGTCATCTTATGCGTTTTCTAAATACTGTCATTAAATGTTTTAATGGTATAAAAGTAGTAAATCTGTAATACCCATCTTCTTTTAAAGGTGGCTTTCTATGATTAAGCGAGATAACGTTAACTCCTAGAATGAGTATTCCAGCCCATATAAGACCAGCTACAATTAAATTTGGTTGCCAAATTTCATAGGCTGCTAAAATTATTGTAATAAGTAAATAACCTTGACCAGCTAGAAACGTACTTCGCCTAGCCCATCGAACCCATTCTTTATCTCTATTATTTAACCAATCATAGTCTACCTGTCTAATTACACATTCAAGAATAACCATTTCAACCATAGCTGAAATAGCATACACATAGAAAACAACAAGATCATTCATTTTTAGTTTTTCCGATTTGCTTCAATCTTCCCAAGATCAAACGATTAAGCCATCGGCAATAATCTAATCCGCCCATTCCAATAACGAAGGCGACAAAGCCGGGAGGAAGAAGCTTTATTAGATCAATCAATTGTGGCGCAAGATAGGTCAGAGCAAGCGCAGAGTAGTCTAGGAAGATAAACGCAGGCTGAACAAAGAAGTTCCCCGCAATCGCTCCAACGATGATATATTCTAAAGCTTGCCGCAGTCTGATCTTTCGATCGAAAAAAATACGAACGATACCGCCAAAAAGACCAGCAGCTAAATAGAGTATGCTGAAGATAACAGCATCATGCCTCATTTATTTTACTGCACTAATATGAGCAATGAAAATTGGATCATCACGAGTAATAATAATAGTACGTTGATCGACCAATAACTCTTGATGTATAATAAGCGGATTAACGTAATGAGCATCCATCGGCATTTCGCGAGCCCACCATTTGGGTGCATGCTCGTCTGCTCCTAGACCACGCAATGCACACTGTATCATTGCTGAACAGAAAACATGATGCTTAGAGTGAGTATCGACACCTAAATGTATAAAGTTTACAATGCCTGAATAATCATAAGCCTCACCTAGGCATGCTCGCATGTAGTGCTCAAATCTAGCACTCATTTCCTCATCAGCAGGAAGTGCAAAAAGTATTTCTTTTTTAAACTTTCCTCCATCATAATTTAATGGCCGTTCTTGAACACCACCTTCCGCGAAGGCACCTATAATGGTGCCTCCCTTCATAATTGCTTCAGCATGAGCAACTTCACCACCAATATTTTTTAGAATAGCCCAAGATAAAGCATCGTCATGACATACTAGACGGATTATGATCATTTAAAGCCCCACTAAAAACCAAAAGCAGCACCACCACTTAAAACACCTAATCGAACCATAAATGTATTAAGATCAACAACAACAGCAGCACACTTATTTTTAAGATCAGCAAGAGGGCCAACACCAGCCTTGAACATGTCAATTCCTCTTACAGCATCTCTCCCTTTCTGCAATGCTAAAAACGCTCCTAACTTACTTGGTAAGGGGTTTTGAGCATTTTGGATTGCTGGTAGCATTGCACTCCAACATTGCACAGCAGCATCATCATTATTAGCTGTTGCATCGTCTAGTGCGGATTGAACATCATTAATAACAAATTGACGTAGTAATGCTTTAGGATCATTTGTGGTTTGTACTTTAGTTTGTACTTTAGTTACTGGAGCTTTCGTACCTTGAGCAAATGCTGGATTAATTAAAGATATTGTGGGTAAAGCAATCAACATCAATTTAATAGCAATTAAATTTAAATTCTTCATATTATGGTGCCTTTTTAATAGCAGCAGAAATTTCAGGAGTAACGGCGACAACATAAGGATTATTTGGAAGTGCATTAGCTGATGCTAGATCAGTGATAACGGTAGTTTTCTCCATCTTACCTACAGTATCTTTAAGAGATTGCGAGGTAGAAAACATAGTAACAAGTCCACCAAGAAATCCGTTGCCTAATGTTGCTGCTGCTAAAATAGCTTTAATCACTACAGGACTTAAAGCCAAATCGCCAAGTTGACTAGAGCTACCAATAAGAGTTGTATTAAATAAGATAATAATACCAATCCAACCGAGAGGAGTAATAGATTTAAGCATTTTAAATTTCCTTTTTATAGAACGTCTGGGATAAAAGAACCCCACCAATATGTATGCTCACTGCGAGCATCAATATTAATTGGTGTAGATAAATTAATCGGTACACAATAATTAGCAATTTTAAAAACGTCACCTTCTACTACGCGATATCTCATAGTTCCGCATTGGTTAGCTGTGTTTGCATAAAATCCTAAACTAGCAATTGCGGCTGTATCTAGCGCACCACCAGCATTTTTAATACATTTTGCAGTAACACCACCACCATATCCAACACCATATTGATTCCAGACTTGCCAACCAGTAATGAAAACACCAGCAGCAGGGGCAGTCCATTTTCCAGTTAATATATTAAATCCACCTGTTGTGTCAGTTTCAATGATCGTTGGCCATGTAACATCAACATATGCAATAGGATTAGGTGGCATATAACTTTGTCCATTAATGCCGTCTTTACCAACGCGGAAACCTGTTTCTGTCATTATCCTATAACTCCAATAATTCTTGCAAAAGGATTGATGTTAATAACTTTAAATATTTTTCCTGTACCAGTTGGTATTATTCCTTATGGTGATATCCAATGACCAGTAAAACGAGTTTGAACAGCATTTCCAGTTACTGTAGCAGTTGTACCACCTCCTGTTGTTATAAATACACTAACTGTATAAGCATCTGATCCATTTGCAATATCATCAATAGAAACAACTCCTGCACCAGCATTTGTAAAAGGATTGGCCGACACTTGCATAAACGAAGCAGCATTCTTGAAGATAGCCACAGCACAATTACTAGCTGCTGGAATATTAGACCCACTAAACGAAATATCAGCGCTCATATGTACTTTGCCAGCAGGAGGCGTCCAAGCATTAGAAGCAAAGAAATTACCAACATCGTATAACTCAGTACCGAAAGTTACTTGAGTAAATGTTGCGCTAGCTATACCAGTTTGATCTGTACCGTTTTTATTAACACTAAACGCAGGAATGGCACCAATTGTTAGAGTTGGATTTCCCGATACTCCGTCACCATTAGTAACGGTTAGTTGTCCAGAAGTTCCTGTAATAGTTCTAGCTGAATAAGTTCCTGCTCCAGTACGAGCTTCTAATCCAGTAGTTGCAAATCCGGTGATGTTATCAAGACAAGTCCCGCTAGCCGCAGTGCAATTAGTACCTCCTTTCGAAACTGGTAATGCTGTAGTTAAGGCTGCTGCTAGGTTTGCTCCAGTTGGGGTAGTTAACCAAGTAGCAACATTAGTATCTAACACCGGACCACATAATGGTGCTGCTGTAGCTCCATTTCCTAAAATTAATGTATTGGCTGCACAAGGCGTAACCATCATATTAATTATATTAGGTTTAGTCGTTAGAGGAACAGCATTTGCAAAAGTTGTTGTAATCAGCAGTAATATTAAACTAATGATGCTTTTCATCTTAACTACTTTCACTTTAACACAGTTGCTTGAACAAATGTATGAGCAGGATTGCCGTCAACAACAACAGTTGTAACCCCTAGACTGGTACTATCAATAAACATAAACAAATTATAATAATCTCCGGGTGACGGTTGATCAACACAATCTGCCCTCATAATAGCTGTACCACTCCCGAAATCAGATATGTTACCTATACCTGTACAAACATCAACACCTACGCCTACACTTTGATTACCATTAACATCTATTGAAGCGTTCTTAATCCACTTGGCCACCATGTTGCCGCTAGCAGTAACACCACTTGTCGCCCATATTTGAGCATGTAGCTCTACTAGACTGGACCCTGTGGGTGGTACCCATGCTGCACCAACAGTGCCACAGCAAGATTGAAAAAAACCATTTTGATTAAATTTTACTGCATTAGCAATAAATAAATGATATCTATTTGGATTTGGCGGTATCCATTGCTCATTT